CAAGTTGAACGCCGATGTATGCGCCACTGTTTTGGCTCACCCCGTTAAACATCACCGTGATTCGGCGCACCCAAGACGGGATACTGGTGAAGTCAATCGACGTGCCGGAGGTCGATGCCTGAGCGGTAGCGGCAGTGATCGCGCTGTTGATGCCGGCGACCACCACGTTGCCGGTGCCTGCGGGCATCGTGGCCGTGAAGCTGCTCGCGGTGGCTAGCGGGTTGATCTCAACCGAGCCGCCACTTGCCGAAACTAATTTAACGCCCATGACGGCTCCTTAAACGATTGACCAGACGCTGGTGGACGGCACGGTCACGGTGATGCTGTCAGCAACCGAGATGGGGCCGAAGGTGCCGGCGTTCTTGTCAGCGGGGATGGTGTAGTTCTGCGTCACGGTTAGGCTGTTCTCGAAAAACACCGTGTCAGAGCCGCCGCCCGTCGCACCACCGCCCAGAGCGCCCCACGCGCCGTTGTAGCCCTCAAACTTGGTCGTGGTGCTATTGTAGCGAACCATGCCCTCCTCGGGGCTTGCCGGCCGCTCGCCTGTGGTGCCGACGTTGATGATCGCAGCGCCCGTGCCCTCAAGGGTCATCAGGTCCACGACGTTCAGGTTGGTGAAGGTGCCTACGTTCGGGATGTCGCTGCCGATGGGCGGGGGTGAAGCGAACGAGTTGGCGGTAGCCGGCACCGACACGTAATCGACCGTAAACAGCGGCACGTTGGCGGCCGTGGTCAAGGTGTACTTGTACGTGATCGAGTCGGTCAGCCACACGTTGGCTTGGCCGGCCGAGTCCAAGATGATCGGGTTGGTGTTTTGGGTGTTTTGGGTATGGTCCGTGTACGTGGCGATCGGCGTGGTCGTGCCCGCCGCGTAGGTGAACAGCTTGCCACCGACAAGAGGCAACCCATCAGTCCCGAAAAACTGTAGCTTTGGCGGCGGAGAGAGTGAGGCCATGTCTTAGTCCTTGGTGGATTCTAGCTAATTGCGGTCAGCGCGCAAGGGCGTTCTCGCGCCGCGATTCTGGGGCCAAGTTGTTGATGGGCGCTGCGGGCATAACGGCTGCCCGCGTTGTCGCACCTCCGACCTTAGCCCACGTCGAAGGGTCTGAAATAGCCTTCAGCACCTTGCCGCGCTCATTTGCAGGCAGCGTAGCCAACAGTTCATCAAAAGATTTCGCCGATAGAGCAGCATCCGCCAATTTCTGAATCGTCTTGTCGCCTACTTTAGCCCCCAGCGTCTCCAGCATACGGTTAGCAACAGTCACCAAGCTGTTCAGCGGGTTTGGTATGCGATGGTTAGCCAGTTCGTCTTTTATCAAGTCGGACGCGCGCTGTTGGCCTGGGCTGATCTGCGCGCCGATAGCGGCTTCTGTCTCAAGCTGTTTGGCAACTTCTTTGACTTTTGCAAGTTGTTCTGGCGTCAACACTTCATTCAAAGACTCAAAGCGCGGCGCGCCTCGGCCTCCGGCGCGTTTGAGCATCGCTTGCTCGCCCCGCCCAAGAATGTTGAGGAACGGCCCCGCCCGCTCGCCGCCACCTGGCTTTTCCAGCACCGACGCCATTTCGCGCAGCACTTGCGCTTGGTTGACCGGCGCGGACAATTCCGAAAACATCTGACGTGCCAAGCCGTAGTCAGGCACTTTCGTCTCAAAGGCTTTGGTGTACTCGCCCAGCAGAGTTCGAGCGGCCAATTGCGTATCGCGTCCGGCTTGTGTGACGGGCGACCCGTAAGCGATGTCGCTCAACGCCCGCTTGAGGTAGTGCAGAGATTCGCCAGTGATTTCAGCAGTTTGGCCTGCTTCTTGGATCATTATGGGTTTGCCAGTAACGTCAAATTGACCCGGCATCTCCACCATTTTTCCAGGCGTAGTTTTCCCCAAAACAAAAGGCCGGCCCTCCATCTTGGCGATGTTGGCGGCCGCTGCCAACGTGCCGTCGGGCATCCGCGAAATGAGGCTGCTCAACTCAGCGTCCATAGGGACAATCGTTTTGTCCGCAGCAGCGTACAAAGGTTGAGACGCGGCTCTGCGGAAGTTAATTGCTTTTTGAAGATCAGGCGTGATGTCCCTGATAGTCGATTGACGCGCGCTTTCTTGCGCCGCCTCAATCGCCGCTCTTGTATCTACTGCCGGCGCAGCACCGGGCGCCGCAGCACGCCTGATGGCTTTTTCCATCGTAGCTTGCGCAGCAGGCGCAACAACGCCAGCCCTAGCAAGAGCCTGCTGTGCGGTCAAGTTCAAACCCTCGGCTTGGGCCTGCTGCATGGCCGCGCGCGCTGCTGCGATTTGCTCAGGCGACCCAAGCGACTCGCGGGCTATTTTTGCCGCCAATTGGTTAGGGATTTGCCGCGCGTCAGCGACTTTGCCGGCGCCCTTTGCCAACAAATTTACGGCGGCGGGGGCAAACGCGCCGAGGCCCGCGCCGGCCAAAGCGCCGGTTTCGGCTTCAGCAGGGTTGATAAGCGCCGCCGTAGCGCCGCCAGTAATAGCGCCGCCGGCTGCGCGGACTCCCATATCCGCAGCACCTTGCGCTGCGCGGCCGGTAGAAAAGCCGCCAGTGCGAACGGCCTGCGCCAAACGCCCAGCACCTAAAGCCCGCAAAGGCGCGGCGATTGCCATGCCCACAGGGCCAGTGCCAATAACCTCCCCACTTAGTTCACCAGCGCCAGCCAGAACAGGAAATTCCTGCTTAAACGGCGCAACAACGGCCTGCGATTCTGCCCTGCGCCGAGCAGCATCGGCAGCCAGCGCAGCGCCGGCGTTTGCGGCGCGCGAATCTGTAGCGGTTAATGCGCTAATACCTCTGCCCAATAGCTCTTGGCCACCAAACATAACGTTGCCCAAGCCGCTAACGATGCCTTGAGAAACTGCTTCTATGGGCGCGCCAATAGTCCCAAAGAACCCGCGTTCGCGGCGAGGGCCGGGGATGCCCGACGGCGGAGGCGCAACAACGCCGCCGTATTGTTTAGCGAGTGCTTCAAGGTCTACTGGCGGCTGCGTTGCGACGCCGCCGTATTTTTTCGCAAGCGCTTCGTAGTCCATTACGGCAACCTCGCGTCTCTTTTAAATTTAGCCGCTGCTTCTGCGTTGGGGAACGTCATGACGGTGCCGTTGGGCAGCGTAACGGTGTTTCCTGCGGCGGCGCCGGGGGCCGGAGCCGGCGGTGTGCCAGCATCTGACCGGGCGGTGTAATTGCCTCCGCTGGTAATAAACCTACGCACGTTTTGAAGGATTGCTTCGTTGGCCTCGATTGAGCGCGTCGGATCAGTCAACGAACTCAGCCAAGTCTGCAACTCCATGTTGGAGTTAAGCTGTTGAGCCGACAAACCCGTAGCGTCCTTGATAGCCAACAAGAGTTGGTTGCGCGAACTTTGAATGATGTCGCGCTGGGTTTGCGCGGCGGTTCCTACCGTGCGGCCAGCCACTTGCCCCGGCGCAGACGCAGCAATAGACGCCCAAATGTTGGTCAAGGCGTTTGTCTTCTCGCTGGGAATAGCTTTTCTTTCTCTAAGCTGCGCGTAAGCACTTTCCAGCGTAGACAAAATGTCGTCGGCTTTAGACACGCCTTGCTCTTGTTTTACCGCCGCCGCTGCTGCCGGAGCAGCTTTGCCGCTTGCTCCGATGACGCCAGGCGAACCCACGCCCCCGCCTTGGTAGCGACGGGCGTCGATGGTAATCATCTGCCCTAGGTTGGTCGGGTCTTGAATCTGTGTAATTGTCGGCGCTGCCGGCTCACGCCCCGGCCCCATACCCAACACTTGCACAGACGTGGGCGAGAACGGCGTTTGGCCGACAGCTTCTTCGCGCGGCACGAGGACGGGCTTGCCGTTTCGCAGAATTGGCACCAGCGCACCAGGCTGGTTTTCGCGCATTTGCGCGGCACGGAACGCAGCGTACCCTTCTTGTGTACGCGGAAAGCCCAGAGCCTCCATAGTGCGAAGCTCTGCTGGATCGGGCGTAAGTGCAGCAGGCGCGGTAAATATCTGCTTACCGCTAGCGTCAATCACCACTTGACCCGGCGATACAGCCATCGGTCTTTGCGGCTCAACGCGCTCAGGCGCGGTGAATATCTGCCGGCCACTGGCGTCGATCGCCACTTGACCCGGCGACATGACTATAGGCCGTTGCGATTCGGCGCGTTCAGGCGCGGTAAATATCTGCCGACCGCTGGCATCAACTAGTACTTGACCGGGTGACACGGCTATAGGCCGTTCCGATTGCGCTCGGTCAGGTGCTGTGAACACGGTTCTACCGCCCGCAACCAAAGAACTGCCAGGCGCAACCACTTGAGGCCTTAACTCGGCGGCGCTTGCGCCGGCTTGCGAAAGAATCCGTACACGCTCGTCAATAGGCAACGCCAGCAACTGATCAACTTCGACTTTAACTTGTTCTGGCGTGTACAAACCTTGCAAAACCGCGTCCTGACCAAAAGCGACGATGTTCTCGTTTGAAGGGTTGGCCGACAGCCCGCGTCTAAGGTCTTGCCCAAACTTGCGCTGGGCTACCTTTAGCTCAAATTCCGACTTCTGTTGAGCCGCCCGTTGCGCTGCTGTAGCCGCTGCTTCTTTACGAAATTCAAGGCCCAACTGAGGGCTAATCTTAAACAATTGCCGCTCGTAATCCGGCGCCGAAGGGTCTAGTTGGCGCAGCGCGTTTCGCTCCTGAAGCTGCATGTCCGCAACTTCAGCTTGGCGTTGGGCACCGACGATGCTCTGAAGCTGCGCGTACTCGGCCAGCGCGTTACGCGGCTGGTACTCCGTCGTAGGACGGAACGACATCGCAATCTGAGGGTTGACAAGTGCCATGATCAGCCCTTACCCAAGTAAGTAAGAAGGTGTGTTGGAAAAGCCTGGTTCGGCTGTGTAACCAAAACCGCCGCCGCGCTGGGCAAGCGCCTGCTGCAACAGCGCGTTCTGCGCTTGGTTCTGGCTGTAGTTCAAGTACTGGTTCAAACCGCCGCCGATCGCGTTTGCTGTGCCTATGTAGCCCGAGGCGCGCGCTTGGCCGCCGGCACCGATAGCCTCGGCCATGTTCGACCCGAACTGTCCTGCCTGCCCCGCAAGCTGCTGCGACGCAGTCTGACCGACACCGGCCAGTGATTGCAGCGGGTTCAAGCGCGCTTGACGCTCGGCCTGATAGCGGTTAAAGGCGTTTTGGTACTCCTGCGAACCCATCTCTTGGCCGTAGCGCGTCAGCGCCTTGCCCGTGCCGCCAGACAGCAAGTTGCCTCTCGCCGCAGCCGACCGCTCCAGCGCCTTCTGGCCCTCGGACAAACGAAAGCCATAGCCCGGATCGGCTTGGAACTGCTCCATTCCGAACGGCGTGTACTCAGTCGCCAGCGGGATGAGCTTGTTGAGCGCGAGTTCTCCAGCCTCCCGGTATGGCTTGCTAAGTTCAACCTGCCGCTCAAAAATGTCGCGCTGTACATCACCAGCCGCGCGAGCGGCGTCTGCTTGCGTGCGGGCTGCGCTGCGGGAAGCACTGCTGCCAATTACCGCCGCGCCCAAAGTGCCGGCTAGAATTGCGGTTCCGGTTCCTATTGCCATGACGTGACCTCTTTAATGAATGTGCGCTCCATCGGCTTGAAACCCGCACGAACGTAAAGATTTTCCATCTTTTTCGCCCGATTGTCTTCTAAAGCGATCATAAATAGCGCCGCCGCGTTTTTGTCTTTCGCCCACTGCTCAATCTGCTTGAACATCTGACTTCCCGCACCGCTGCCCCTAGACGCCGGGGTCAGCCACCACCAGAGTTCTTGCACGACAAGAGCCGATGGGTTGAAGTACAGCGGGTAAGCCACCGCACCGCAAATGCCGACAATCTCACCGTCAATCTCTGCAAGCCAGATTCCCACGCTGTCGTTCTGCAACGACGACAGATAAAATTGCGAGTACCCGTCTACGTCAAACTCAATAGAGCCGTGCATCGGCGACGCGGCATGAAATGTTTGCGCCAGCTTAGTGTACTGGGGCATGTCCATTTCGGTAGCCTTGCGAACAATCATCAGGTCACCTCTCGCCCACTGACGCGCATGTTGATGGCGCTGGCGGCACTGGCAATCGTTGAGATGAACGAGGCTGTTGGCATGATCTGCCCCACCAATTCAGGAAACGTGTAGACCTCGGCCGCCGCTAGACTTTTGGTCTTGGTGATCAAGTTTTTATCGCCAGGGGTGTCCGAACCTGTGACCAAGTTTACACTGATTGTGGCCGGGCTACCACTGACATTTGTCGCGGTGAACTTGTCGATGATCGTGGCCGTGGCGTTGGTCGGCACGATGTACTGAGTGGTCTGGGTGTCCTCCACCAGCTTCGCGGGCACTAGGTTTCGCGCTGTGACGGTCATGTAAATTCCTTAAAGAACAGCCCATGACGAGCCTGACGGCACCGTAACCGTGACGCCAGAGGCCACCGAGATCGGGCCAGAGGACATCCCGTTGTTGCCGGCGGTAATCGAATAGTTGGCCGAAATCGTCGCGCTATTTTCCCACAGCCCCAGCGCCGTGATGTTGCTGCTGCCGCCAGACGCCGCAGCCCACTTGAGGCCCGTAGCCGTGGTCGAGTCGGCCGTCAGCACTTGGTTGTTCGTGCCCACGGCCAGCCGCACGTTGTCCGTGCCGTCGAACCCGATCAGGTCGCCCTTGGTGGTCAAGGGCGACAGGGCGTCAAACGCCGCGATCTTCGTCGTCTGGCCCGTACCGCCGTTGGCGATCGCCACCGTGCCAGTCACGTTGGCCGCAGTGCCCGTGGTGTTCTGGTTAAGGGTCGGCACATCGGCGGCCTGAATCGCCGACATCACCACGTCGGTGCCGTTGCCCCGCAGATACTGGCCGCTGGTGACAGCGCCGGCCAAGGCGTCCATCGCGTCTTGGCGAGTGGTCTGACCTGTACCGCCGTTGGCGAACGCCACCACCCCGGTTACGTTGGCAGCGGTGCCTGTGGTGTTCTGGTTGAGCGTGGGGACGTCAGCCGCTTGGATAGCAGACATGACGACATCAGTGCCGTTGCCCCGCAGGTACTGGCCTGACGTAACTGCCCCGGCCAGCGCGTCCATCGCGTCTTGGCGAGTGGTCTGGCCCGTTCCGCCATTGGCAAAAGCTACAACGCCCGTGACGTTAGCCGCCGTGCCGGTCGTGTTCTGGTTCAGCGTGGGGACGTCGGCAGCCTGAATGGCCGACATGACGACATCAGTGCCGTTGCCCCTCAAGTACTGGCCTGACGTTACCGCCCCGGCCAAGGCGTCCATTGCGTCCTGACGGCTAGTCTGGCCCGTCCCGCCGTTGGCAAAGGCTACGACGCCAGTGACGTTGGCCGCCGTGCCGGTCGTGTTCTGGTTGAGCGTAGGGACGTCCGCCGCAACGATCGCACGGAACGTCGGCACGCCCGCAGAGCCGTTGGGCGCGGCCAAGAACGTATTGGCGCTTTGAGACGCGAAGTCCGACGGCGTGACGGCCAGCGTGCCGCCCAGCGTCAGGCTGCCCGAGGTGGTCACCGTGCCGGTCAGGGTCAGTCCGCTGACCGTGCCTGTGCCGCTGACCGACGTCACCGTGCCCGAACCAGTGCCCGCGCCGATGGCCGTGCGGAACGTGGGTGCGTCCATCGTGGTGATGCTGTTGTCCGCGTTGATCTGGACAAACGTGATGGCGCTGGGGTTGGCTAAAGTGAAGAAGTTAGCGCCCACCGTCGTGGCGCCGAGCGACGTGCGGCCCGTGGCGGCCACAAGGTTCGTGGTCCCGCCGTCCCACTGCAACCGCTCCGAGTAGGCCGTGTCCCAATTCGTTTGGCTTGCGGTGGTGGGGATGGAGTACCCAGCCGTGTAAGTGACCGCCAGTGTGCCGGCCGTGGTGACCGGGTTGCCGGAGACGGACAGCCCCGTGGGCACCGTCATGTTGACCGAGGTCACCGTGCCCGAGCCGCCGCCCCCACCACCGCCGCCGGAGTCTGGTATCGGCGGGGGGCCGACTTGCAGGTCGTCTAGCGACGTCTGGTTGCCGCCGTTGCCGGCAAGGTTGAACAGGTTGAGAAAGAACCGATACCACTCACGCGACACCATCCCCGTGCGCGGATCAATGATCTCGACACGGTTAGAGGGTATGTTGGTGATATTTTGCTGTTCAGGCATTGGTCGGCGACACGATCAGTTCGGCGTCCATGATAGCGAGCTTGACAGGATCAGTGCCCGAAATCTCGTACACACGGTCACGCAGCTTGAGCGTCATGCCCAGCCGCCGCCAAATGACGCGGCGGTAGTACTCGCCGATCTTGCCCATCGGCACCCAATACTCGTTAGACCAAGTGTGCCCGCCATCGTCCGACCAGCGCAGCATCATCTGCGGGTCGCTGCCTTGGCCGGTGTTGGTGCCGACGCCCGCCTCGCAATCGACTTGCAGGCTGTGGTGCGCGGTCCTTTTGAGGGTGTTGGTGCCGGGCGGCAGCGCCCGCCACGAGCGCAGCCACTTTTGGATGTCGCCGTTGTCAGCGTACTCGTTCAGGTCAAAGGCGTAGATGTTGCCGTTCTCGAAGTCGCCGACAACGATCTGGTCGTCATAGACTGCCTGGCAGTTGGACCGATGGCGCACAAAGTTGCCGTTGGACCAGCCGGCCCGCTCGTGCCAGGCTTGAGTCGCCACGTCATAGACCCAAGTGGTCTGGGCGCTCGGAAAAATCAGCACGTAGAAGGCGTGGCCGTCTTGCTGGTAGGTGTAGCCGATGGCATCCGACAAGTTGCCGTACTGCTGGATTTGCCACTCAATCGCATGGGTTGAGATGCGTGTGCCGGTGTAGCCGTTGGCGCGGTAGACGATGCCTCGGCCGCGAGCGTCAGACCCCAGCCAGAACAGGCCGTTGTCGAGCTTGGCAACCGAGTACGGGGCAGCGCAGCCGATCTCGTTGAACGCGCCTTGGATGCGCTGCAACGGGAAGTCAGGCAAGCCCGCGTCGTACCAGACCTCGATCGAGTTGGTGCCGAACAGCCACGCCTCGCGGTGATCGACGATCAGTGACACCAAGCCGTCCGGGTCGCCCTCGGCGCTGGCGAAGTCAAGCGGATCGACAGACAGGCCGTCGAGCAAGGACGTCACCCACACCCGCGCGCTGTTGGGTTCGTTGAACACGAAGTAGCCGTCGAGGTAGCCCACCTTGACCGCGCCGGGGAAATCCGGGTCAGTGATCTTGGCGAACACCTCAGTGGTCGCGTTGTAGATGAAGCCGTCGGGGTTACAGGCAATGAAAATCTGCGTGCCGTTGTCCGATATGGACACCGGGCCAGTGCCTGTCACAGTGCCCAAGGGCTTGATCTTCCAGCGGGTCGTGTCGCCGATCACGTTGAGCCGGTAGAACGTGTCGCCTGAGACGGCGTACAGGTACTCCTTGAGCACCCACAGCCCACGGATTGGGCCGCTGCCGGCCGCAACCAGCCGGCGCAGGCCAGGGCAGCGCGACAGAAACGCCGCGCTCTTGCCGCCCTCGGGCACGATCTCGGGGTACATGTTGACCATGCGGTTGTCCGCAGCATTGACGCTGCGGGCGACGTAGCTGGAACCTAAGATCGGCGTTTTCATCAATAGTTGCCGGCGTAGATGTTGTACCGCTGCCGCGTCGCAATCAGCGAGTACGGCATCGACATCACATCGTCAGGGTTGTTGATGCGCTTGAGGTTGCGCTTGCTGGTCATGGCAATGCGCTGCACTTGAGGCGACGGCTCTACGCCAAACTCTGGCGCAAGCTCGCAGGCCAAGTTGTACGTGAAGGCCCGCAGGTAGCCTGGCGGGAAAAGAATCTCAGTGACCAACTCAGCCGGCTGCGTCAACTCTTGCACGCTGATGAAGTGCCACTCCAGCAGCCGTGTCGGGCGCGGGTAGATGTAGATGTCAAAGTTCGGGTAGGTGTTGTTGACGAACATCACCTGCGGAAAGGTCGAGGTCACGGTCTTGACCGCGATGCCGTCGTACTGCTGCTGATTGATCAGCTTGATGCCGTAGGACACGCCCGTGCCGGGGTCTTTGAAGTAGGTGGCGTCGTCCACCAAGACTGGACGCACGGCGGTGCCATTGAGGCGCACCAAGGAGCCGCTAGGGCCAAGGGTTTCGTTGATCGAGCCAACCGGCCAGTTGACGATCTGGTCGATGGTGGCAAAGACAGACAACCGCTCGGTGTTCCACGAGTCGATCATCTGGTTGAGCGCCATCAAGGCGTCTTGAGACACGGCGGCCGTCGGCGTTTCGCTCTCGGCCAGCACACCTAGCAGCCGCAACGCCCGGTTAATCTGTTCGCCTGCGGTGTAGGTCGCCATGCTATTCCTCTTGGATTAAAACGTCCTTATTGCGCCGGCTGCGCCGCGCCACAGGCTCGGGGCTGGCTTCTTCAGCCACTGGCTCAAGATTGTACCTTGACCAACCGTTCTGAAGGTCAAGTTCAGCCTCTATGTCCAACGTAGCGACTTTCGCGCCGTGGACAGGATGGGTAAGGTAGATTGCTGCCATAGGTGCAGAAGCGGGGACCGAAGTCCCCACTTTAGTCAGCCGATAACCCAGTTCGTGCCGTTGCAGAAAACGGGCACGATGTTGGAGCCGCCGCCAGCGACGGTGGCACCAGCGTTACCAGAGTACGCGGCGTTCGAGTTGCTTACAGCAGCCCGAGTACCGGCCAGAGCGGCCGATGCAGCGGGCAGTTGGGCAACCGTGTAAAGCGTAAATTGCGCTTCGTCCAACGCGGGGTCAGCGAATGCTACGCCAACAGGCTTAGTGTTCGACATAGTGTTTCCTTTAAAAACAGGGGGCCGAAGCCCCCTGGCTATCACGAGATGCGGTAGCAGGTCCAAGAACCGTCGCCGGTCTTGCGCGCACGGAAGTGGCCCGAGGTAGTCTCGGTCACAACCATGTTACCGACCAGCGTCCAGCCCGTGGCCGTAGCAACAGTCACGTCGTCCGTTCCTGCGTCAATGTTGATGACGAAGAAATCAAACGCGGCGTTCACTTTGGCTGCGCTAGACACGCCTGCTTCCAGGTCTGCCACGGTGGGCAGAGTCAGGTTGCCAGCGGTGCCGTTGAAGGTGAACAGGCCGTTTGCCAGTTGAGCAGCCGTAGCGGTAGCTGCGGCGGTCAGTGCAGTCGGGGCACCCTGAACAAACAGTTGAGCTTCGCCGACGTTGCCGTCGCCAATCTGGTAGCCACCAGCGCCATTAGGAAGAGCCATGATAAAGTCCTTTCAAAAAAGTTACGAGAACGGGGCCGAAGCCCCATTCGATCAGCCCCAGAGGCGAACGCCCATCTGAGGACGAATCACGCTGTAGCCGTACAGCACGTCAATACGGCAAGGCATACGGTCGTTGTTGATGTCGTACTGACGAACAACGCGCAGGCTGATGCCATTGTGAACGGCGCGAGCGGCCATGTCCACACCTTGCGGCAGGAGCAGGTCGGCGGTAGCGAAGGTGATCGCGTCCTTGTGGTAGACCAAGTTCTGAGCGTACTGGCTGGAAGCCGCGCCCACGAACACCACGGCCTTGCCGTTTTGCGGCAGAACGTCCACAGTAGCCAGCGCGTGGTTGGCCGAGTACATCGGAGCCACGGTGATGTTGCCAGCGCCAGAGCCGTTCAGGGTCACGTCAGCGGCTGCGACGAACTGGAACAGCGAACCAGTGGATTCACGGGTTTGCGGGTTCACAGCGAAGCAGTCAGCAACAGTGAACACGTCGCCGAGCTTGACGGTAGCGTTTGCACCAGCGCCGGTGATGGCGATGGTGGTAGCGCCTTCAGCGGTCACAGCAGCCGACAGCGAGCCGCCGGTAGCGGTGCGCGAGCCAGTGGTGAATTGCTTGATCGACTGAGACATGTTGACTTCGTCGAAGCCCAGCACGCCCATGCCCATCATGCCGTTCTTGAACTGCTTGCTGATGGTGTCGGTCGGGTTGAACAGACCTTTCATGCCTTCAACCAAGCCAGCGTTGGCAGCCGGGTTAACGGTTGCGTAGCGCGGGTTCATCACAGCAGCGTTCTCGTTGAGCTTCTGCTGGGCTTGCAGCAGAACCAGCGAGGTGCTGGGGGTAGAACCAGGCGTGCCGACGGTGTTGCCGATGTACTTGTAGCTGTTTGCCACGTCGGCGTCGATGGACGAGGCCAACTGGCTGATACGAGGCTTCAAGACACGCTCTGCGAAGTCGTCCAACTGCATGGTCAGTTCGGCAGAGGTGAAGTTCACGCCGATGTGCTTCTGCGAAGAAACAGTCAGGGTGGTGAACTGCTCGTTGTCGTCCTGAACTTGCAGGGCCGCGCCGTCGGTGACCAGAGCGCGGTCAGGCAGACGGATACGCAGGGTCGAACCAATCTTGGCACCTTCAACAGCGAAGCTGTCGTCGTACTGACGGTTCACGTTACGGGTGAGCACGAGGTTGTTCTCCAGAATCTCCAGAGCCTTCCGCGTGATCATGTCAATGGTAAGAATGCTATTCGCCATGATGCGAGTCCTTTCAAAGTTTTAGCGGTTCATTTGCGCTTGCAGCTTTTTCATCTGCCGGGCACGTTCAGCTTCAATCCAGTCCGACGTACTCATGGCCTTCACAGAGCGAGGGTCAGTCGTATCGTAGGACGAGCTTCCACTGGTTCGGGCGGTAACAGGCGAAATCGGTGCGGGCGCAGACGTTGTTGGTTTTACGATCGGATTGGTGCCAAGTTTGGCCTCAATCTTTCCAATCTCACGAGCCTGCAAAAGAGGTGACAGACGGGAAATGCGATCAGCTTCCTTCGGGTTGGTTCCCAGCCAGTAGGCTAGGTCCGGCCCCATGTCGGACGCCTTGATTGTCTCGGCCATCACGTCGGTGACTCGAAGCTGCGGGTTGTAGGCGACTTGTTCAAAGTCGTCGTACTTGGCCCTGGCTTCTTCCTCACGCTCGTGGTAAGCGTCGTTAATCTCAGCCTGCTGCTTCTGGAACTCACGCTGCGCGAGCAGTTCTTCGGCTTTTCTGACCGCCAACGCTTCCGCGTAGGCATCAGGAGACTCGAAATGCTCGATAGGCGGGACTTCTTTCGGCGCTTGCGGTTGTGCAAGTTTTGCCTGCTGCTCACGTTCCCATTTGCGCTGCTCTCGGGCAAGGCGCTTGCTGATCATCGCATCGATTTCAGCCTGGGTGAATTTCTTCTCCTCGGGCGTCTGCTCGGGTTGATTCTCAGCTACTTCCGGCGCGTTTTGTGCACTTTCCGGGGCGGCCGTCGCCTCGGGTGCTGGCGCGGATTCAACTTCCGCTAAGGCTTGCTGGACTTCTTCAGTCATTTCATGTTCCGTAGGAACCCTGGTCTACTGGGCCAGTACAGTTTGGGGATTATTCGTATACAACAGTGTATTCGATGGTGTTCGCAATGTCGATGTACAGACCCTTGCTGAACCAAATACCTGGCGGGAAGCTGATGTACTGTGTGCCCGCAGCTACGGTCACAGTGTTTGCAATCTTGGGGTCGCTGGTGCTGGCCGTGGCGCTGTCGTACAGAGCAAACGTCCCGCTGGAAGTGCTGGAGATAAACACGCCAAAGAGCTTGCCACCGCCGATTTTGATCTGGGCGTCAGCGTTGCCCTGTCTGTAAAGTGCCATTTCAATACCCCGTAGAGTTTTTAACCAAAAGTATGATGAACATGGAAGACACGGCGTTGTTGTTTGCACTGGCAATCGCAGTTGCCTCAATCGTGGTCTTCTCTGGAACTGCAAGCGGGTACTCAAACACGTAGTTTGCCACGCCATTGTTCAGCGTCGTAAGCGCGGCGGTCATGCGGATGTTGTTGGTGCCTCTGGTCAGCAGTCGGCCTTGAACTTGGGTTGTGCCACTGGGCTGACCCGTCGAAAACAGACCTTGCGAAATATAGGCTGTGTACCCGGCTGGGATGGTGTAACTGCCCGTCGTGGTGGTGTTGTAATCAACCTTGATGATGTCGTAGGTCGTTGCAGGAACGCCTGCGGTCACGGTGCCCGTGCCGATGTAGATGTCGCCAGCGGCGCTGTTACCCGACCCTGCGGTGGCTACGTAGGCGTAGTTGACGCGCAGCAGCGACGCGCTCATCGTGACTGCCGTCTGCCCGTTGAGGGTAACCGTTTCAGTGACCTCGTTGTAGTTTGCGTCCACGCCTTGCACAACAACCGTGCGGGCGCCCGTGCCAGCCGCCGTGTCGTTCGCGTTGGTCGAGCTTACGGTCATCTGCAATGCAGCAGCGGGAAAAGTGATCAGGCTAGGTAGCGGCCAAACCGAGACTTGAGTTTGGTCAACATCGCCGTTAAAGCCAAAAACAGTGACGTTTCGATGCCCCTGGATTTGCCCACGGGCTACTTGCAGCTCGAACAGTTCATTCTTGCCGTACTGCGTCTGCGAAACGTAAGGTGTGGTCATGCTAGGAACTTCAGTTTGTAGAGCGTGGTCAGGTACAGCTCAACGATATTATCGATCAACTGCTGAAGCGAAGTGTCTTCTTTTTTCGCCACTTTGTAGCGCATCTCCTCGACCTCGGCCAGCGACGATTCGAGGAACTCGATGATGTTGGTCGTCTTCTTGGCCGAGTGCAGGCTGATCGGCCCGATAAGCCCATGACGGCCTTGGTACGCCTCGGCAAACGCATCGGCGTGGTCGATGATGGTGTCGTAGAACGTGTTGAGCGCCATGTGCTTAGAGAAGCTGCGCGTGTTCAGATGCACTGAATGGGCCACGTCGCGGGCCAAGAACAAGACGCCCATGAAGTTGGCGGCGGCGCTCATTGCATAGCTCCTGGTTGCATCTCTGGCTGCATCATCTCTGGCGGCGGCATCTCGGGCTGCATCTCAGGCATCTGCGCGTTCAGATTATTACTCTCCATCGCGGCGGCCACGACGCCCATAGCGATGTCTTGAATCTGCTGCTCGGTCATGCCGGCCTGCACGGCGCTGATGCGCTGCGTCTCAGCCTGGTACGCCTTGATCTCAGCCTCGAACTCCTTGATCGACAGATCACGCGCTTCCATCGACTTCTGCACGTTCTGCAACATGCCGGCCATCTGCTGCATCTCTTGGTTCATGGCCTCCATCTGCTGCTTGGCCGCTGCCAGTGCCGGGTTGTCCTCGTCGTCGCCAAGGATGGCTGGGTCGATCACCTTGGCAAAGCGTTGCGACATTTCCTGAGCGCCCGGCCAGTCCATGTTCTTGACGAACAGGTCGCCAGCCACACGCCAGAGGTCTGGGTTGCCTTGCAGTAGCTGGGCCATTGCTTCAAGCGATTCTTGGCGCTTGGTGGCAAAGCCGGGGCCAGTGATGACCATGACGTCGTACTTGCCGACGCCGGGGTTGTAGATTTTCTCGACCACGATGCCCTGCTCGTTCACGATCTTCTTGACCGGCTCTGGCTGCATCGGGTTAATCTTGACCATCTTAGACTGGCCGTCCTCGCCGACGATGCGGGCGATGCGCTGCGTGTCGTAAATTTTCGGGATCAGGTCGATCAGTTGCCGCCCAATGTAGCGAATGAACCGAGCGTAATTGTCCACGTAGTGGTACGTGCCGGTGTCCGACTCACGCTGACGGGCTAGGATGGCCTTGCCGCTGCGCTCGTTGGACGTCTGGCCCAGCGATGCGTTGTACTGGCCGGTCGTGTTCTTGATGTCGTCAGACGCGCCCATCTTGGCCTGGATTAGACCCGTCTGGGGCAGCGGCGGGGCTGCGCGCTGGGGCAGCGGCAGCACGGCGCCTGCACCGTCGGTGACGTCCGGGTTGACCTCAAGGTAGGGCCAGTTCTGGGTGTTTGCAGTCTTCCACTGCATCTCGTAGCCCTCGAACTGACCGCCGTAGCCGATGAACGGCGCCTTGGGGGCCAAGGCCAGCATCTCGGCTTCTTGGCTCGTCCAGTAGTTGTACATGCGCTGCGCGTCTTTGGCGTTACGCACGAGGCCGCTGACGTACAGCCGGCCCTCAACCTCAAACTCGTTGCCCACGCAGCGCACCACCGGGATGTGCGAGCCGGCCCAGTCGGACCGCTCCAGCACCTCGTAGCCGTTGATCTTGAGCCACTTGACCTTCTTGCGGTCAGACGGGCGCGAGCGCAGGGGCTTGCCGAACTGCATCCGCAGCATCTTGTCCTCGGGCGTGCCGCTGAACGCCGTGGCGTTGCCGGGGTACAGGTTGAGTGTTTCTTTGGTGTTCTCGATGTAGAAATACTCGGCGATACGCACCGTGTTTTCGTTCATCCACTGGCTAAAGCCTTGGTCGCCCACGCCCAGCGTTTGCAGCGTGGTGATGGGCGCGGCGTCCGGGTACTGGCGCTCGTACTCGTCCTTGGGAATGTCCTCGGTGATGAAGCACCAGCGGGCATCGGAGCCGCACGGGTCTTGAATCAGCGGGTCCATGTAGACGCTAAACGAGTTGCGAATGCGCCCGATCTTGATGTCTTGGTCGAACGTGTTGTCGTCGCAGTACTCGGTCAGAATACGGGCGTAGCCCTCGCCGTAGGACACCTGGTTCTCGCAGGCGGTGTCGTAGGCCACGTCGGCGTCCGAGATGTACTCGATGTGCCGGATCATGCCGTTGAAGATTTCCGCCACCTCGACGTCAGCGCCGTCGTCGGCCGGGATCACCTTGGGCTGCGGCCTGTTTTGCCGCTGCTCGTTGGTCACCTGATGGACGTGCTGCGGCAGCTTGTTGATGGTCAGACACGGCCTGGCGTTGATCGTCTGGCCCTGCACCGCACCGCGAGTTGCCAGCACGTCGGCCGGCCACTGCCAGTGGTTGTCGGGCGAGCCGGCGTAGAAGCGCAGATCGTCTAGCTCGTCCTCACGCGACTCAGACAGCGCAGAAATCGCCATGTTCAGGCGGCTGCGGGCCGTCGAGAGCACCTCAGAGTCGCTCTTGTCCTTGGCCGAGCCGCCTTCGCTGACCGCGCCAGCAGCGGCGATTCCTGTGTAGTCCATGATTACTTAATCTTGCTCAGAACCTTGGCAACGGTCGCCTTGACGTTGTTGCCTGCGGGGATGCTACCGTGGCAGCCCATGCCGGGCATCTTGGAGTACGTTTCTTTGTTGCGGTCAGGCATCCCGCCGCCGGACATCTTCGGCTCGCGGGCGTTGAGTTTGCTGATGGGTTCGAGGTGCTTGCTCATTTCTTTCCTTTCGACGAGGTTTTTGCTGCGGCGCGCTTGACGGCGTAACTTATCGCCACCGCTTGCTTTACAGGTTTTCCGCTCTTAACTTCCGCAGCTACGTTCTTGCGGAAGGCTTCCTTACTAGCAGACTTGACGAGCGGCATTACTTGCCCTTCTTGGCCGACTGTTTGAACGCCTTGTTGGTCGGCGCGCCAGGCGAGCCGGGCTTACGCATTTTTTCGCCCGAGCCTTCTTTGATGCGCTCGCGCTTGGCATGAATTGCCGCATATAGACCAGGATCACCAGGCTTTTTCATGTCAGCACTTCCATCGTTTAAGAGCCGCTTTGGCTCGTTCGCCATCTTTGGCTTTCTCAGCCACTGCGGACATTCTGGCACAGAAGGACGCCTTGCGGCCAGCGTCCGCCTTGGTCTTGGGGCTGGGCGCCGGCGGCTTGAGGTTGGAGCCGGTGGCTGCGTTGTACTTGGCGCGGCCCTTGGCGGTCAGGCCCGCGCCCTTGCTGACGGGTAGCTTCTCGCCCCGTCCAACGCTAAGAGACACGCCTTTTTTCGCCATTACGCCCCCATCCATGAGGTTGAGACAGTACCGTAGCCCATCGACCGCGCGGTGCGCTGCTTGTCTTCGCGCATCTCGCGGTGCGCCACAGGAAAGGCAAACGTCAACGCTATTGCATCGGCTGCGTCGGGGCTTGCCAAACCACGGGCTTTCATGTCCTT